CTTGACTCGTGAGGTGGGGTGAAAGTCATCTACCCCTAACGGGGCTATCCCACGAGCAATTTCTTGCCCTTTTTCGAGTTACAACCATGACAAGCCAGTTTCACGTTGTTCCAAGTATGTGTTCCACCATTACATAAAGCGATAACGTGCTCTATTGTTGGGTACTTAGCACCAACAACAAAGTTTCCATTTATAATCTGATAATCATTTCGATCACACTGTTCACCACATAGATAGCAGATATTGTGATCTTTAATTATCAGACCATCAAGTGTAATGGTCTTATCAAATTCGTCAGCGGTCTGTGCTCTCATCCTTCTCTTGGTTTCCTTCCGCATCTCTCTCGTTCTTAATGTCTTTCGTTTACATTCATCACAAACTTTTTGATTTGAAAGTAGAAGCGCTTGTCCACACTTGCACACTCCAAGACTTATCTGATTTTCTTTTAGTTTCTTCTTTGTTTGTTCCTTTTCTTTAACAAGTTTTGTATGAAGTTTCTTCATACCTTTTTCGACTTTTAATAATTTAGAAGCTTTTCGACCAGGTCGTCCTTGTGGTTTACAAATAAGACAACGGCCTATATGCTTTGAACGTAACGTGATAGAAGATACTGTCTTTTCAACTCCACACGTTTTGCATCTAATTGTTATTAGTCTTTCACTTTTATCATTCGTTTCGCAAATGGAAACGAGTTCAAACATTCCACCATATCGTCTTTCAACATTCTTTCCAAAGTCTGCAAACGACTGGTCTTTATTCCAAGCGACTCGCTCAACGTTGTTTCGTTCTTCTTCGCTGTATTGAAGTTCTTTGTGTCTGCCACAATAGTCTTGAACGTATCTTCTTGTATTTCCGAGCTGGTCTGCAATTTCTTGATAAGTCTTGCCTTGCTCACGCAGAGCCTTGACCTCAGCATAGTATTCCTTGTTCATATTTCACCGCCTTAGTGAAGCCTAAAATGTAAACGACAAGGAAACTCAGTAGGCTTCTGAGCTTATCAAGTTGCAATCTCTATCCTTGTCGTGGTTACCTATTTTTTAGTCACGAGCTCGCCATCAACAAACTCCCACCGCTTAACTGCCTTGTCTTTGCCGTGGATGTCGTTGTGACATGATTGACAGACAGCCATCAGGTTATCAAACCCAAACATGATCTCAGGATCACCATAGTTTTCTTCGGTCAGGTGTATCTTGTGATGTACTATCCTTGCAGGCTCGTATATACCTTTTGCTAAGCACCGCTCACATAAGTGGTTAGCCTTCTTCAAGTATTCAGCCTTGCACCTTCTCCATTCTGGTGACTCATAGAATCTTCTGTCTATGTTTCTCATATCTCCCTCCATGAGAAAAGCCTACCGCTTCCGATAGGCTTTATCTTTGACGAAGGACGAAATCAACGTGGCATTGTGGTAATTCGATATACGATTCACGCTAATTTCCTAATTACAAGATAGCCTAATATCAGATTGACTTCAATTGACTTTGGTTGACTCTTTACTTCTGCCAGACATAATATCCATAGTTCGGATAAAGAACTATCGGCTGGAAATCAGGATAACGCTCCATGAATATGTTGTGAGTCAAGTCCGGCTGAATGTGTCTTTCATACGGATTGCCGTATATCGCTCCCTGTTCAAACATGAACGGCACAGCCACGATGATGATGTCGCTGTGTTCCTTAGCATAAGCAAGGACAGCCTGAGCATCTTCTATCGTCATGTGCTCAATGACATCACCAAAGAGAACAAGGTCATAGTGATCATAGCTGAGACTCTGGATGGCGACAGGGAAGACCGCTCTGTACTTCTCGGTCAGTCTGTACTTTTCGATATTCGGCTCCCATACCTCGACAGCATCCATCGTGTACCATTCGGATAGTATGTTCGACCATACCCCGTCACAGGCTCCCACATCAAGAACCGTGGAACCGTTGCTCAAATGCTGAGCCAGCCAAAACTTAACTTCGGGTTTGCCTTGTCTGTAACTACTCATTTCAATCTCCTTTACAATAAAATCGTGATAAACCAACAGAGAACGACCATCGCCAGAATGATGAGAAGTGCCTCAATGCAGAAGTCATCCATCGTTCTCCACCATCTGAGCACCGCATTTCGGACAATACTGAAAGTGCTTACTTTCTTCATAAAACCAAGTATCTCCACAAATCGAACACTTATAGTAATAATGGTCAGCACACCTTATCCACTCGCCTTGCGGTCTTTGATACTTTGCCTGTGCCATTGAATACCCATTCTCATATCCTGCCTTTATTGCGTTCTGAACATCTTCTTCGGTAATATCGCCTTGCGGTCTTTCATACTTTTTTCTTGCCGTCTCATAACCCTCTAAAAATGCCTTGTCGGCATCCATTTGCTTTTTTCGAATATCTTCAATCAGTGCGAGTCGTGATGTTTCGGGTTCAACTGTCAGGGCATTGTCGATAATTTTGATACAATCCTCAACTGTCAAATTAGGGTTTAACTTTTGATGTTTTTCAATAGTATTTATTATTGCTACTGTGTCTTTTAATATCATTCTTTACACCTCTTTTCCCAAATCTTGATAGCCTGTTCTTTACTATTCAAACCATAAAAGGTTATCCTTGCATTATGAAAACTGTCATAATCATTGAGATTGTGGTATTTATCTCCTATCTTTGCTCTTGCACAACCGATACTCCAACCAAACTCAAATCCGTCAACAATATCGTGCGTTACAAAGGCTCTGCCACCACATAGTGGGCAATTAGGAATTTCATTCATTTTCATCACCTTTCACCAATCAACTGCAATATCAACTCCATAAGGGTAGTCAACTACAAACTCTCCTGTATCTACTACTATTCCATCTCCTAATGAAGTCGGAATGATCGTGCCTTTCGGCCTGATGCTCCAATTAGCTGCACACATGACATAGAGTCCGAGCATCTTCGCTCCATCGTCTCTGATCCAGTACGGATATTCCAGCTCGTCATAGCCGAGTTCCCTCATGTAGTTCACACAGTTATCCATTCGGAGGTTGTAGTATGTCTCTCTTCCTGATGGCCCCATACAGCCACCGACCTCTTTTGTTATCTGTCCCTCACTCCATGCCGGAGTGACGTTGCCTCTCGCAACATTTTCGTCATACCACTCCTGATTGCTCAGGACAGCGATAGGAGTCGGTCTGGGAGTAGGTGTTGGTGTGCTTGTCGGTGTAGGAGTAGGAGTGCTCGTGGGAGTCGGTGTCGGTGTTATCTTTAAGACCACAATCTCCGCTTCGAGCCTCCTGATGTTCTCCTGATGCTCTTGCCTCTCTTGTCTCAGGTCATCAGCAAAAGAGGCGAGAGTCAGGACAAGCCAACTAAGGAGCAGATATAAAGCAAGGACAGTGATGACTTCCTTTTTGTCATTCATCGTCATCACCCAGCCACTCGGCTTCGTTCATATCACCGTTGATGAACAAGGCATCACGTTCTGATATGATTCCGTTATGGACAAGAACAGTGAGGAGTCTTCCGCAAAACTCTCCTAATTTCTCAGCAAATGTCATCTTCAATTTCTCCTTTCGGTATAAATGGAAATACGGCATCAAGAGCTTCGAGCCTGTACTTCTTGTAAATCTGTGTCTTCTCGTAAGAATAGATCCTGCCGACCTCAGCCCAAGAGAGCCTTCTCACATACCTTGCTATGAGCATCCCTCTCAGCTTGGAGTCATCAACCTTCCCTATGGCTTCCAATGTCCTTGCATTTTCGGTCTCCATCTTGTGAAGCCTCTTGTCTATCTGCTCAGACAGGATCGAGTATTCGATATTCTTGCTCTCTGTCGCATTTTCACCGTTCTGAGTAGGTATGTGTTCGGAGTCATACTTTCCGATGCCTGACATGGAGTCGAGAATCGTCTCCCTCCGAGCGATGAGCTGCTCGATCTCGATGTTGGTGTCCCACATACGGCTGAGCCAGCGTGATGCTTCATACTGATTCGTTGTCATGTCACTCTCTGCCTCCATCCGTAGAAATAGGTGTTGATGTCGTTCTCGTCATCCATGTGCCATATTTGGATATACAGTCCGGCATACTTTTTACTCCATGCCTTTGTTAAATCGAGCTTGCAGATGATAGAGTCTTCTGCGATGATCCCTGCCTTCTGCATGATGTCCAATGTACCCTTAGCTAAGTTGTCGAGGTCAGGTCTCTTGTCGTGAAATGTCTCTTTCTCAGCCTTAGTCAGTGACTTCTTGTCGAACACCCACATCAGCCTGATACATAACTTCCCATAAAACGGCTTTTCGGGAGCGTGAGGATATAGTTGCCAGAATAGTGCTTCATTGTCTTTTCTCACTTCGGGCTTCTCGTAGAACAGGATATGACCGTTAATGACCTTGCACCCTCGCTGTTGAGCCGTTCTCGTAGAAGGTGAACCTTTGATACTAAATTCACTCAGGAGTTTCATGTTTAGTCCTCCTAAACTTTTAGATTTCAAAAGGCAACTCGGCAGGAGGTGAGACAGGCTCAGGAGGAAGAGGTGATGACTCCGACCTTCTCTCACTCAGGAACTCGACCTCTTCGACAACTACTTCAAGTTTGTCACGGTCAACTCCGTTTTTGTCCTGATACTTGCCTGTCTGGATGTGTCCGACTATCCCGACCTTGTCCCCCTTGTGGCAGTATTGCCCGATGAGGTCAGCGAGCTTCTCCCATGCGAGCATATAAAAGAAGTCTGCTTCGGGATGATCGTCAGCCTTCGTTCTCCTGTTCACAGCGAGACAGAATCTCGCCAGCTTCTTGCCTGAGTCCAATGTCCTGACCTCGGCATCCTTTGTTAATCTTCCAATCAGTAAAACCTTGTTCATAAAAATCTCCTTAAATCTCAAATGGTAAAAATTTTCCTAAGTCCGACTCATCATTCGGTTCACATCCGAAGCCTATCCACTCAGTGAAGGCTTCAAGGTATTCATCAACATTCTCTTCGGGGATGTCCGTCACGAGTGCCTTCGGTTTAGGTGCAGGGATGGTCTTCAACAATGGGCCGTTATACACGATCTCCTGTCTCACTATCTTGTCCAAGATGTCTGCCGGAGTAGGGAAGAACTTCGAAGTGGTCATGTGAAGCCTCGCTGCTCTGAATACCGCCTCAGCCGAATACCCTCCGAGAACCATCTCCCATGCCGTGACCGTGGCAGCAGGATCGCTTATCTTCGCATTTGGATAGTTCGCTCTGATGATTGCCAGAAGTTTGATGGTCTCTTCCCGTGTCATATCTGAAAACCCTCCTGCTCAAATAACTGTGTAAACTCGTTTCCTGATTTCTTGATGGGTTTAGGTTTCCGCTTCTCCCATGTCCTGACCGCTGCCTTCCAGTCCTTCATGGAGTTCTTGCCGACCTTCCATCCCTTCGATGTGTAGAAGTCCACGAAGGTCTCAGGATCAACGTCATTCCCTCGTTCAAGACAGTATGACCTGACATCATCAACGCTCGGAGGTGTGAATTTTTGAGAGAGTGCCCTTTGTTTAGATGAGTCATTAGTTATATTTAGTTCTTTGTTATTATTAGTTATTAGTTTGTGGTCTGATTTCACCGTGTTCGGTTCGCACCACGCTCGGTTTTCACCACGTTCGGTTTTCACCGTGTTCGGTTTTTGCCACGCTCGGTTTTCACCCACTTCGGGCAAGTCGTAGATGTCCCACTCATACTCGCCAAACTGACCATGCTCGTTCTTGGTTTTTGTCTGTACGATATATCCGGCTTCTCTCAGTTCCTTGACAAGCCTGTTCACGGTGTAGTGACTCAGGTTCATCTTGTATGCCAAGCCTCTCGTACTGAATCTCCAATCATCGGGCAGGGACAGGATGACCAGCAAAAAGCCCTTAGCCTCCAAAGACAGCCTTGTATCATTCACGAAGGCATTTTTGACTCTCGTATAGTCTTTGTCGTACTCAGAACGATGGATCATTTTGTAAATTCCTTTATTACGAGACTGTGAGCATATTGAAGAGCGTCAGCAAAGTCCTTGTCAGAGCTGTTCGGATTGAGACCACAGGTCTGAGCGATAGCCTTCGGATCGAGACCGTTCTCCTTGATAAAGTTCCTCAGAGCCGTTCTTGAATCAGCGACCTCGAAGGGAACATCAGCGACCTTCTTCGGAGCAGGCTTCGGTGATGCCTTTTTAACCGCCTGTGTACCATCTGTTTCGTCTGGGAGGTCTTCTCCTGCATAGATGTATAAACCGAGTCCGTGACGTGCCACAGCCTTCGTCAGAGACCGCTGGATGGTCTTGTTGACCTCGAAGGATGTGACGTTCTCCAATGGGATTGACTTGTTCTTGTAGTCCATCACGGGAAGTTCTTCGATATGCTCTATCCCGTTTACCGTGACTCCTGTCTTCACCCAGCAGGTACGACCATCGGTGTGATAGTTCCATCCCTGTGCGTTCTCATAGATCGTGAAGGTGGAGTCAGGGAACTTCTTCTTGACCTCTGCCCATGCGTATGCCCAGCTCAGATAGGAGAGCCCATTCTTCTTCTCTACCTTGTCATTGACATTGATGCCATTCAGCACCTCGAAATAATTCTTATCTGCCATGTTATTCATCCTTTCCATAATCTCTGACCTCGCCTTCCATACGGAAGCCACATTGAGGGCAGTAGATACTCTTGTGATACTTGAATTTGAAATTGCAATTGGAGCAGAAGTAGTGATAGTGAGATTTATCGACCTTCTGGATAATCCAGTATGCCGTTTCACGAAGGCTGTTCAGTGTTTCCATTCCAATATTCCTCGGACAGATAAGAACCAATCTTCTGACAGATTTCGTCATAAGGTTCAACAATATTAAAGGGATTGTCTGAACCATCAATCCATATATATGAATAGATGCCTCTTGCCCGATCTTCTGGTCTCGCCTCCGCTATGCCTGATATGTGGTCTAAAAAAAGACAAATAGTTCTTTCTTCATCTCCGAAAAGAGTAAAAGCCAAAGTGATATGTTTCATGTTTTGCCTCCTAAATAGTCAGTTAATTGTTTTGTTGTTAAAGTTGGAAGGTTATCAATCAAGTCTGCGAGTCCTTCCATCACCGCTTCGAGTATCGGGTTATTAACTCCTTTTTCTTCAATTTGAACTTGTGTGGCTACAATTGCCTTGCTAAGTGCATCAGCGTCTATCGGTCTCATCATCTTTGCCCTCCCAATCAGCACATCCGTCATCCTTGTCCACTCCGTAGATGGTCAGCTTCTTGTCGTGGAGCCTGACTCCTGCAAGACACCAGCCACCAAAGATACTGTCGCTCGATTCCTCGTAGAACCGACAATCACCGCACCTCATCATCTGATCCTCAGTGACTCGGAAGTTTCAAGGTGAGCGAGTCCATCAAGATTGACACCGTTCTTTAAGTCTTCCTTGATGAGTGTTCGATTGACTTCTGGTGCCGGATATTTCAGATACTTCTCAGGGATGTTCTCGATGTACTGTTCATCCAAGACCACGCTCGGAGGATTGTTCTGTATGGAAGTTGTAAATGTTCCACAAGATAGTTTTTTCTCACCACTTGCCTTTTGAACTCGGAGCATAAGTGCTTTGAGTCTTGTGATGGAGTTCTCCAAGTGCTTAACCTTCTCTTGGAGTCTCTTGATCTCTTCTTTGAGTCCTGCAATAACCGCTTCTGTGTTCTTGATATACTTGCAGCAGTTTTCCATCTTGAATGAGAAGTCATCCTTCATATTGGTAAAACAGTCTTCAATGACTGAATCTTCTACGGTCTCGTCTTCGATAAGAGACCAGAGTGATAAGAAGCCACTCAAAAATTCATAAATGTTAGCCATGTTTATTCCTCCTTTTTGTATGGGAAGTCCCAGATTAGTTCTTTGGGTTCATAGATTCTTTTAAGACCACTTCCTGACAGATACTTCTTGATAGCACCTTGACATTTACGAATCTCTATATCGGTAGCGGGAACCGTTGAATCACGATCAAGTAAATAATTGCGATAGGCAATTATCGGATAGTCCTTTGAGCCTTCACCCATACCTGAGATAAGAACCGAAAAAAAGTGGGATAGTTCTTCCATCTCAACACCGCCCATGTAAGCCATATACATACTTAACACAATGCAAGTTACTGACAATTTAGCTTTTTTGGTAAAATTGAAACCACCAAAGAATTTGTCTAAATCTTCTTTGTGCTCAAAGATAAAAGACTCTGTCTCATGAGGAGAAGTTCTTGATCTAATATATTTTTGATTTGGTTTCTGATGCAAAATCAAATACTTAATCATTGATAAGGCGATATTGTTATGAAAAACAGGATCTAAGTCAGGATGCTCAATGTGCATATAGTCTGATATTTTTCTGTTTCGACCACTATCAAAAACAACATGGTCTCCAACACCACGACACACCCACATGAGGACAGGAATACCAGCAAGAATAATTGCAGTTAATCTGTGCTGACCATCTTTTAGGTCGCCTTTATCATTGAAAGCAATACAAGCTGTTGTATTTATATCCCAGCGACCATTTATCATATCGTCTGCATACGATCTCACTGTTCCTGAGCTTATAGGTCTGTTGACCATGTTCCTTGTTAAATACTTTTTTGCCATTTCGGGAGTTATTTTTTCCAGTGTCCATGTCTGATTGTTCATGTTTATTCCTCCAAAATTGAATTGATAAGATTGATACACTCGCTCAGCTTGTCTCTGAGTATTTCGAGATTGTTCTCACGGGATAAATCGTCTATACTAATCTGTGATGGTCTTTTAGCCATCGTTCTCTTAGAAGGTGAGGTCTTAGTTTCCAGCACAGCCTCGCCTTTTTTCTTTGACCTGTTGCTCAGGACTTTGTTGATGAGAGTGATGGCATCCGAGCCTAAATAGCAATAAGACCTTCCTTGCTTCCGAAAGTGATATATCCCGATACTTGTTGCCACCTTGCTCAGATAGCCGTGTGTGAAGTCAGGAACGGGATAGTGATGCTTCTCACACTGAGCCGTGATAATGAACTCGATATACCCTCGTGTATAGAGTTCCTTAGTGTGAATGTCATACTGTGTTCTTGCCATGTGATTCCTCCTTCGTTACCACTTCTGTGAGAAGTCGATACCCTTGCCGACTGAGTTATCTACTATTTCGATGGTCTCAGGTCTCGCACAGAGCTGCATATTCTCTAACTTCAATTTGTGGTTATGCTGTCTGAGTTCACGGATCGTCTGAGCGTCTATGCTCATTTCCACAATCATTCCTGCTATGAAACCGACTGCCATAACTCCTGCCATAAGGATGATGGTTAATAAATTCATGCTGATTTCCTCCGATATACTTCGTCAAATTTTCCCTTCCATGCACTCATCGCTGTCTCTAAGTCCCGATAATCGTACTGTTGCGATGCCATTAGCCTTGCCATGATGTTTGCCGATATTGCTTTTTGCTCGGCTCTTGTGAAGTCCTTCTGTCCTGTCAGGCACTCCCAGAGCCTTGTTCTTGACATACATCCGGCATGAGCCAACTGAGTCAGATTGTCGAAATACCGATTGAGTGATGGATATAATGTGCCGTTCATACTGACTCCTTTTCTTCACGTTTCGTGGGCATAAGGATTAAAAAAAGAGACTCGATAGAGATGCCGTAATACTCAGCCATCTTGATCTTGATCTCATCACGGGGAATCCTGTTGCCCTGTTCATACATAGAGAGAGCCGAAATACTAATACCAAGAGCCTTTGCAACTTCCTCTTGACTTCGGTTTCCTCTAAGTGCGATTAACTGTTCGTTCATGGTGACCTCCTTTAATGAATTTCACGTTTCGTGATGTTTAGAATATACACATATCGTGGAGTTATGTCAACACGTTTTGTGAAGTTTGTTGTTGCACAATTACACAATTCGTGTATATAATTACTTTGAAGGATGGTGTTTATATGGCTAAGTTTGCGGAAACATTGAAATGTTTAAGATTATCACGGAAAATCACACAGGCTGAACTTGCAAAGGCAATCGGTGTGAGTCCCTCTACTATTGGAATGTATGAAGCTGGTGAGCGTCAGCCTAATTTCGAGATGGAAGAGAAGATTGCCGACTATTTTAATGTCACTCTTGATACTCTGAGAGGTATCAAAGAGGAAAAGAAGCCTGATACACAGGCTATACTCGATGGCATTTTGAATGGAAGCATAAAGAAATTGAATGAACCGAACAAGGCAAGACTCATGGCATACTATCAGGCACTTCTGGACACACAGGAGGATGAGGAATGAACACACCACGCTGGGATGGTCAGAGATGGCGAATACAGGCAAGGAAAGACGGAAAGAGATACTCGTTCTCGTCATCCGTTGCCGGAGCTAAGGGAAGGAAGGAATGTCAGCGAAAGTACGATCAATGGTACTATGGCGAGGCATCAGGTGAGAAGACCGTTGCTCAGGTCATCAAGGAGTATCTCGAAGACGTAAAGCAGAGATGTGGTGAGACCTCGCCAGCCTTAGAACAGTATGAGTGCTACACACGGCTCTACATTGTCCCTGTGTGCGGTCAGAAGAAGATATGTAAAATGACTCTAAGAGATTGGCAAAGGCTCTTAAACGAAGCCACAGGGCGAAATAAGCCACTATCAGAGAAGACTCTGAAAAACCTCCGAGCGCTTATCATGTCGATCATCAAGTTCGGTTATGAAGATTATCAGTGCGAGATGCCGAGAGGCACTCTCTACATCCCGAAGGGCCGTTCTAAGCAGGAGAAGGAGATATTGCAGGCTGATGATGTGAGAAGGCTCTTAGAACCGTCACATCTATGGTATCACCCTCTGTTCTGTTTTCTCCTTATGACAGGGATGAGACCGTCAGAAGCACTTGGTCTCAAAGTCGGTGATCTGCACGGAGACACCATTTCCATCGTGAGAGGTGTCACAGCTCGTGGTCATATTTCTAACTTGAAAAATGCAAATGCGAAGAGAATTATCCCCATCGGAGAGTTAGCATCGGGAATACTCCGTCAGACTATCAGGAGAAATGAAGAACACAATCTCCATACAGAGTGGATATTCTGTTCTCCTGACGGTTCACAGGGTAAACAGAACGGGATGAGGAAGCACTGGTCAAAGCTGAAAGTGGAGAGAAATCTTCCATCTGGTGTCACGGTCTATTCACTAAGGCATACTTTTATATCCATGATGAAGAACGTCATGCCGGAGCAGATGGTGAAGGACATAGTCGGACATTCAGTATCGTTTGACTCATTCGGAACGTATGGTCATATCCTTGATGGTGAACAGGTCGAAGCAGCTCAGATAATTGACCTGACTTTTGGTGCCAATAATGGTGCCAATAAGTCCATAAGTGACGGACAAAGCGACTGATTAAGATTGGAAAGTCCATAAAACAAGGGCATATTGTTCACAGGTGAACATACATGAACGGGTTCAAGTCCCGTATGCTCCACCATATTTTTAGGACATTTCAAGGGTTTATGGTGCCATTTTGGTGCCATTATGCTATAATTGATGCACCTACTTAAATGGTATTTATACCGAACAAAAGAAAAACCCCACCGACTGCAATAGCCGATGGGGTTTTTCCATAACAGAGGTTTATATGAACAGAACGGTCTTCACTTAAAACCCCATCACCTCCGAAGAAGTGACAGGGCAAAGGGAAAAAGCAAGACCGAAGTCTTGTTTATAACAGGAGGAGTCTCCATGTCTCCTGATCTACAATGCCAGTTACAGGTAAATCGTGTGAGTCTTGGAAGTTCTTGACAGCCTCTTCCGTTGCCCAGTCAAAGTCTCCATCAAGAACTAACTCTGAGCCACCATACTCAAACTCTTTGAGCAGGGCTTTGAGAGTGTTGACCAGAGAGCCTGTATCGTATCTCTCCAAGATGTCCAGCTCTACGATGGCTTTCTTCGGTTCGGGCTTAGGTTCGGGAGTAGGAGTATCATCGTCATCAGATCCACCTTCGTACTCGTCAGCGTCATATCTGGGATGACCAAAACCGTCAATGTTAGGATCATCATAACGATAAAACTTCTTAGCCGTAGAATACTTCTGTCCCTCGTATGAGGTATTAGACTCGACAGTATAGATACCATCGTCATCCCAATCGACCACAATTCCCGTGTGCGAGAAGTTACGGAAGAAGACCTGGTCGCCACGGCAGGCAGCCTGACAGGATGTGTCCCACGCATCGTTTTTCATGTAGTAGTCGGCAGCGAAGCCACATCCGGCAGCCAAGTCCTGACCATTATCAGGTTCATAGGTAAAGTAATGAGCACCCCATACAGAAGGCTCAAACTCTCCGTCAGAGTTACGACAGCAACGATATATTAACCAATTCACGAAGATGGAACAGAAGTCTGCTGCTCCTTCCTTCGGAGGCATATTCCAATAGTTCACGGCATCAAGTTCTCGTGTGTACTTTGATGAGTATTTAGAGCCGTGATAACCGACCTCCGACAGTGCGAGGTCAAGAACGTCTTTGAGATATAAGCTGCTCATTTCTTTGCCTCCTTTAACTCTTTTTGATACTCGACATCGGAAGCCTTGATGATGGCGCCTGCGAGAGTTCCTAAGCCACTGATAACAGTCGTGATAATGGCTGTTATATCTCCTGTCTGAATGGAAACGATGAGAGATGTCACAAACGTGGCGAGAGGGACAGCAAGTATCATTATCCATTTGAGCACGTTGTAAACTTTGTCAGGCAGTTTCATTTTTAGTATCTCCTTTCGCTATCATATCGAGTCTTTTGTGAGCTGATTTGACAGACTGTTCAACGATAATGAGTCTGTCATTGAACTCGTTGTGCTTTTCAACCTTGCTCGACAGGTCTTTTATCTGTTCGGACATGAACTTCATCCGCTCATCAATGACCTTGTCATGAGCCTTGTTTGATGTAATTGTGGCGACTATTGTTGGAATCGCCACACACAGCCCTGATACCAGAGCTGTGATGATTCCTGCGAGTGCTTGATCCATGACTATCACCTCAGTTTCCTGATACTTCTGTTATGGTGTATTCGATTCTCATGTTCTGAGCAGGAGTTTTCTCAATGGCAGAAGACAGATTTATCTTTGAAGTGTTCAAGAGCTTATTAGCGAGGATGTATCTCGGCTTTGAGGCATTTCCTCCTGTCTGATTCCATGTGATGCCAGACCAGCATCGAGGGAACACTGCCGTGATAGCCTTGTTTACCTCTTGGAAATACCAGTTTCTCTGCTCAGCCTCTTCAAAGGTCTTTACACAGGAAAAGCCGATACCGCCATTACAGACCACACCAGAGCGGATAATGAGACCGCCTGCGACTATGGGAGACATCATATACCCGAATGACTCATTGAATGTTATCTTCCCTAAGTCATCACCGTTTGTCAGGTCGAACTTCCTGTACCCGTTGTGATTCCAATTCGGGTTAAAGAGCCATGTGCCGTAGTCTATGCCTGATGTAGTCGGAAGATAGACATAATCACCATCGACAATAATACCGTGGAAGCTGTCACCCTCGAACAGGATTGTCGGAGGGGTTTCGAGATTTGATCTCCACTTAGTGATGCTTGTTGGTGCAAGGTCATTCGCTGTCGTGTTCAGTGTGCCACTTGTCACTATTCTTGATGCAGGCTCGTTCTCGTACTCGTTACAGTCAATGACAGCATACTTCATCTGGTTATTGGTGAATGAGCTGTTGACGTAGGTGAGGTTCCATGAGTCGTAATTGATGCCTGTGATATTACTGAATATCCACAGATATTTTGTCTCAGGATCAAAATAGAACGAGGGCATCGAGTAGAGTGTGAAGGGAAGATCCTCAACAGTGAACGACCTGACGAAAGACGATCTCGGAGTCAGGGTTTCAAAGAGTCCTGTCTTGTAATACGGGAGTCTCTTGATATAGACCGTCAGTTTGTCCGTTCTCAGATCTGTTCCTGTCTGAGTGTCACCGTCATACTCGCCCTCATCACCAATGACGAATGATAATCCATGATACTCATCATACATGGCAAAGATGTCATTATTTGAAAGTGGATCCGTGTATATGTCCGTCAGTGCCGATGTCTTCACATCGGCAAAAGGCGAGAACGAGTTCTTAAAGTGATAACTGTTTACACCGTTACCATAGGAGCCTACATCTGAGTGAGTGAGACTTAGCGCTCTTATGATGCCGTTGCCCTGAGTAGGCCCCCATTCAAAGACAGTTGTATGGCTGTTGTCGGTCTCAATATATGACGAGCCGACAGGGTTTCCTCGTGTGAGGTCATCGTCATGGTCAGCATCAATGGATGTTTGTCCGGCATGAGCTACAACAGGGTTATCCGTTGCATTAGGCATGAAATAGTCATCCGTGTTCAGATTGTCATGCCTCTGGTTATAACAGACGATGCCTCCGAACCAATTCTTCCATATACCGTCAGAGCCGTATAACTTGGTGTAGTCAACACAGCCCATCGTATCGTGTTGAAAGATGTCCTTGACCGCATCGGTGATTACGTTGTCGCCTTCCACGACCTTCTGTACTCGCCCTGTCTTAGCGTCTGTCAAGGTGAGTTTGATATGACCTTTTAATCTCATACTTTCACCTCCTTAGAGCCTGTTTCCTATCGTTTCAAGATACTTCAAATCAATGTCTCCACAATCCGCAAATATGTTATTCTGTCCGAGAATTGTTTTTACTTCGGTTGGTGTGAATTGAATGACAGTTGGTGTGGCTAACTCGTAGACAAAATATTTACCATTCATCGCTGTTTTAAACTGATTAGCGTCTGTATATCTCGTATCTTTTGCATAGACATAGAAACCTTGTCCTCCAGCATATAAATAGATTGTATTATTGGCAGTTACCAACGATACACCGCCAATCAAACCGCCCCAATCATATATTTCGCACATAGCATTGTTTGTGGCTTTGTTATATCCTGTTATTTCATCACTTGAAAATACATTAGGCATGGCAGGGCCTCTGTATGTCCAATTTATTGATCCTAAATCAAGATAACCGTGTGTCACCGTCAACACACCTGACAGAACATCAAGCACACCACCGTAAACTGTTTGATTGAAGGGAATATTGTGAGTAGTGCCGTTATACTTGTGATATGCGGTATCGGTTGAAGGGTAATTGATTGAAATGTTGTTTTGATATGTTGTGCCGTATGCACTCGAAGCAGAAAATTTAATAAAATAAGTGTCACTTCCTGTTGTAAACGGTGCATTTACTTTTGAATATGTCGAACCGACAGCCGTTTGTGTTTTGTCATACTCTTGAATAGTTAACCAACCAGTAGGAATTTTTGCATAGTATGTTGTATTAGGTTTAACAGGTATAAAGTTCTTACTTGATACTGATGTACCGCCTACTAACTCCCACTGTTCGTCCCACATATTTGAACTAATAGCACTCAGCCCACAAGCACTCCACCCACTAATAGCCCTAACATTATCAGGAGCAGGAGTACCCGAACCAGCCTGTGACGCAACCACATTCACATAACAAGAGAATAACTTGTCGGAGATGTCGGTGGAGAATGAGGCGATAGAGCCTGATGACTCACCAAGAGTCACCAAGTCACTCACAGGAGCGAGCATAGCAGCCTGCATCTGAGCCACCGTTGCCTTTAATGTCTTCTGATTAGAATCGACCAACTGTGACAAAGGGAATAACGCATCACTGTTCACCTGAGAAGCTGCATCAAGTTCGATTATCTTTTTGTTAGCCATATACTTTTTCTCCTTTAATCATCAAGAATGATTCCATCACCATCGTCAGTGATGAAGATTTCATCGTTATCAGTAATGAGGAAGTCAGCAACATACTCTTCCGTGACTTCTGCATTGTCAGACATAGCCAACGGATCAATATAACCAATATCAATGAGGTTGAGCGTGTCTTCGACCACGAGAAGACCACCGAAGTATTCTTCTGCATAGAGTCTCTGACCTTCCAAAGTGATATGGACATGGTTAATGTCTATCGTTGTGGAAGTGATACCGTGAGTGATTATCGCAACTTCCCATGTGTTGAAGTTTCCTGCCTGTATACCCTTCAAGTGATAGAAGAAGTCCCTCGTGATAGTGAAGGCAACAGCGTCAAAGCCTGCCGTGTAGTCAGTGCCTCCGACATTGGTCTTCGCTACCAACGCACCACAGCTCTCTTCTGGGCTGTACGGCACTTCCTCACCATTGAAGTAATACTTGATCTCATACGAGCCAGCCACATCAGGATCACTCACCATGTCGAATATGAACTCATGGAAGATGAGCACGGAAGTCATCTGCGCTGCTATAAATCTGAAAGTGGCTATCTTGACTTCTGTTTCAGAACCGAATGTCAATGCCTCCGTGTTAGCGTAGTCATAATAGGTCATTTCGTTCTGGGATGTAGTCTGCCTCAGAGCCGATATTCTCTTATTAGCCTGAGACTGAACGTCAGCGATGTTTGGATTGTCACCGAAGCACTTTATCTGGACAGACTTATTATATGTCCAAGACAAAGCCATGACCGCTCCGCTCGTAGTCTCTTCCGCATAGTCATCAGGGAAGGAGACCACATCGGACAGGTCAAGAGCTATGAAAGCAGGAAGGAGACTCACCGCAAACGGTGTATATCGCATCGGTGCTATCGCATTGAGGATATTGTTTAATCTTCTCTCTTGGACATCCAAGTTATAACTCTGTAAGAACGGGTTAGGCCCCAATGTCATCATGGTTCCCAGCTCGTCACCAACAACCTTATCTACACCTGTCCTGATGTCCGTGTAGGAGATGGCATCATAGAATGTCGTATAGTCCGAGTATGATGCCTTAGATATTCTCCTGTTCTTAGGAATACTCAAAACAGATGTATTACCATAGGTTTTGAGATAGAACTTTCCGTCTTTTCCGGCATAAGCAAAGCCACCGACAAAGGCTGCAAGATATGACAAGAGGTCACGATATGTGTTTATATCGTTATCGACAGAAGGAAGGATTGACTCTGAGCCATTAGGGAGAGCCAAGCACTGAGCCTCAGTCATACCGAACTCCGCTCCCGTCATCGTCTCTATGTACTTGCAGAATGAATATACCGTACCGAATGAAGTATCAATCTGACACGGCAAGTCCATAAGCGAGAGACAGTCATAAGCTGTGATGTCAATCATTCCCTCAGATCGCCAGACTGCATCTCCTACAAAAAACGTACCGACAGGAACATCTTCCCATATCGGATCGTCATTCTCGTCATAGCCTAACAGGAGACCGTCTGAGATGGTGATAGGCTTCTTGTCATAACTTCCACGATTTAAAATGTCGGAAGTGAAGGTCAGTTTGAGCATACCAATGAAGACAGCTCCGATATTGACCTTTTTATCCGAGCATTGACCAGTGTAGGACACACCGATGACATCACTCTCCGTGAATGAATGAGTCGTGTCGATAGTACCGCTCAGACGGTGTGTCTGTACCTGATCGAACATCTTTGTCCTGTAATCATTGGAAACTGAATACATTTTTAGAACTCCGTTATCTTAACTGTTACCTGATAGAGACCTTCCGAAGTGCTCACCCATTCAGAATCTTGAACGAGCTTTTCTTGAAAGTCTCTGACTCTCACCGTGTATGTATTTCCCATGTAGTAGAGCGAGGTCGATTCTTCCTTGCATATCTCCTTCAAGATGTCACGAGTCCGTGATGTGAGATTGAAGGACATTGACCATGATTCCTTCACTGCTCTGACCACACATACAAGGTCTGTCCCTGCCTCGCTCTGGGAGACGTTCTCGATGGTCTTGGAACTTCTCGTCACAGAGACAGGGTTCGGGAATGTGTTGTTATTGAACTTCAAGTAGTTACCAAGCATCAGTAATTACCTCCTGAGCGATAGTTGTATCTATCAAGTGCATCAACTACGAGTGTGTCTATATGCTCGCCTCCGAGATATACGGGAATGACGATTGAAGCACTGCCACCAAAGGAAGCAAGAGCCGACTCTATCCTTGTCAGATTGCTCGTGTAATCTATTGGTGATGTTGAATTGTAATCGGAATAAGGCGACATATCACGATTGATGACGTTTGCCGTAGCATCGAGTGTTGTCTCGAAGTCAGCCATACCATCTTTGATACCCTGAGACCAGAGTTTAAGCATATCGGTGCCTGGATTGTTAAAAGCCCATTCGTGCAGAGGGCCTTCTTCCGGCACGGAGAAGCCGAGGATCGCCTTGACTAAGTCGGCAACAGAATTGAGTGTTGATTTGAGCGACTCCCACATCGACATGATACCGTCAATGAACTGCTGGATAAGGTCAGAACCCCATGTGCCTGCTGCATTGATAATACCGTCAAACATCGCCTGACCTGCTTCTAAGAGGTCATCCGCACCATCGCCTGTGAGATATTCGACCATGCCACCGACAAGTTCAATAAGAGCCTCCACGATGGCAACGATTATCTCAGGAAGTTTGATGATTAACGCTGTGATGAGAGTGAAACCTGCCTCAATGATGTCAGGAAGAGCGTCACCTGTCAGGAACTCTACTATGCCTAAGATGATCTCAGGGAGGCGACCTATCAAAACAGGAAGATAGTCTATCAAAGCACTCGCCAAAGTAGTGATGAGCGTCAATGCTGCATTGAGTATCTGAGCAAGACAATCTCCCGACAACAATGTATCAACAATCGTCAAGATAGCATTGAGGGCAGCAGGGATGAGGATAGGAAGTGCAGTCGTGAGACCGTCAAGTAATCCTGTGATTATCTGTGTCGCTGCCATGATGAGCTGTTCCACACTCTCAGGCGAGAAAAGTTGCTCACAGAGCGTCATAATGATTGACAGAGCACCGTCAATTAACATCGGTGCATTATCCATCAACGCATTGACCAGAGTCATTATCAGCTCAATGGCAAGAGGGATGAGAACAGGAAGGAGCGTCACCGCTGCATTAACCACCGACTCAAAGAGCGTGGTGAAACCCTGTATTAACGACTCAGCGTTCTCTGCGATAGAATTAGCGAGCGACTCTATGAGACTTCCTGCCAATTCTAATATCTGAGGTGCTATCGAGACAATAACAGGGAGGGCTGCATTTGCGACCTGTTCAACGATGTCAATTATCTTAGGAATGAACTTCTCCACGACCTTGACAGCCTGTGGAGCGTATTTCTCGATAATTGAGCCTATCTTTTCTATGTCACCGCCTGCGACAGATAACTCGGCTGAGAAGTCACCCAGAAGGGCGACACCTTCACCACTCAGCTCTGTGAGGATGGGAAGTAAGACCTGACCGAAAGAGTTTGAGACCGCATCAGAGATGTTGTTCAGTCTCTGCATATTGTCATCAAGAGCACCGAAAGCCTCTAACGTGTCACCGCTCATGACATAGCCGACTTCGTTTGCCTCATCAGCAAGAGTCATGAAAGCCTCCGAGCCTGCCTCAATAAGAGGGTTCAATTCCTTAGCCGACTTTCCGAAGAGCTCCATAGCTGCTGCATCACGCTCGGTCTCATTGTCTATCTGACCGAGAGCGTCAATGGCATCCCAGAAGACATCCTCAGCGTCACGCATATTGCCTTCTGAATCTTGGAAGGCGATGCCTAATTCATCAAATTTATCAATAGCCGACTGAGTGCCGTTTGCAGCACTTCCCATCTGCTTTTCAAGTTTGGTTATTGAACCTGTCACCGTAGATGTCGAAACATCCAATAACTCGGAGGCATAGTTCAGCTCTTGGAGAGTATCAGTCGAGAGTCCCGTGGTCTTTTCAAGAGTCAGGAGCTCATCAGCGAGCTGAGACGTGTTCATTGTGGCATTGACCAGAGCCGTGCCTGCCTCAGCCATAGCACCGATAACGGCAGCACCAACGGCAGCAGCAGCGACTACGATGGCTTCAAGAGCAGCGACAGCAACCTCTCCGGCTACCTGTGCAGCTTCTCCAAGTCCCTCCAAGTCAGAGCTTGTCTCTTCTGCTTCATCTCCCGTATCTTCAAGAGCGTCAGCACTTCCGTCAGCTTCACTTTCGAGACCAGACAGAGCCGACTCCGTCTTTACTATCTCAGCCTGCAAAGAGGCATACTGTTCCTGCGATATGTCACCACGGGCAAGAGCGTCATTTGCGTCTTCTGCGACCTGTCTCATGATGTCGAGCTTCTCGGAGGTCTGCTCTATCTGCTTGTTTAAGAGTTCTTCCTTCTGGGCGAGCAACTCGACATTAGTCGGATCAAGTTGTAAAGCCTTGTCAACGTCTTTGAGGGCAGATGTGGTCTTTGAGATTGAACTGTTAGCCTCTTGTAGTGATTTTGTCAGTCCACTTGTCTTGCCTTCAATATCGACTGTGATACCTAAGACTTTATTAGCCATATCTGCCTCCTATATCGTGACTAATGGAACGCATTGTCAAAGTCTGCCTGCGTAGCCAAGTAGTCATACTGTTCATGGTCATTAGCCGCCTCGATCTGCATATCCATGACATCTCCATACTCCAAACAAAAGAGCTCACTCAGTGTGAGCCCTATCTGTTTGCATCTAAGGAAATAGACTGCCGTGTTCCACTGCCTATCGAGGGGCCTTTTCAGTTTTTTGGTTTTGAGTGTGTCTTTGCGCCGGACTGCCATACATCTATGACTTCACCGACAACGGAAACCAAGTCATCTTGGTCAATAGTCATAAGCCAGAAGAGATACTGTTCTTCGGTCAATTTCTTAAAGATAGTATCTATGGTCTCATTAGCCTCTAAATACATGACGTATGCGAGTCTCGGAAGAGTCTCGCTCTGAAAGTTCATAGCAACTTCCAATACGTCTGAGTTCATGAGTTCGTTCATGTCGGCAAGGACATCCTGCTTAGGTCTCTCCGTGTCATTACGGAGTGCCTGTATCTTCTCCTGCATAGCCTTTAACTCTTTGAGGTTCTTGGTGTATGTAGTGAGTTTGGTGAGCACATCCTCATGGAACAGTCTCTTATAGAGAATGTTCGTGGCTGCCGAACTTCTTAATTTGATAGACTTCTCGCCTAAAACTATTGTCTTTTCCATAAAACTTTCTCCCTTTTTTGTAATTAGTAAAAAGGGGAGACTCACAAAGAGCCTCCCCAAGTGCCTGTTATATCCCTTGGAATCAAGGTGTGAATGTAGGAACAGGGACAGCAGAATACCAAGCCTCGATGACCGCTGTCGTAGTAGAGTCCTGAGTCTGCAAGTGAATGTACTTGTCATTGTCAGCTCTCGGAACAGCCGTGATCGTGAGTGTCTCTGTCTGAGGTTCGATAGAACCGTTCTCACCCGTTGTCTGTGAAGCGATGTTCGGGCGAGATGCCGAGCACTTATAGAGGCAGTGCTTTGTTGCCTGCTGGTCACCATCGAACTCGAAAACAAGAGCGAAGTAGTTTACTGTCTTGAAGGCATTGGAATCCTCTACGAGAATCTTGTCATCATCTTCTCTGAGGTTCAGAACATCCTTCAAGAAGCCTTCGTTTACACGAGCAACTTCGAGGTCTCCCTCATAGCCACCCTGACCGTATGTGATGAAGTAGTCACTATCGTCAGCTCTGAATACGCTCTTAGAAGCGGAAGAGCTGAGGGAGAGTGATACAGCACCTGCAAGGGCTTTGAGTGAGCCATAAGTTGAAGTAATCGCACCAGAGCCATCTGTTGCAACTGTCTCTGTAACGAGCGCATAGTGTACGTTTTTAAGACCGTACTTAACTTTGTTTGCACCCATATCATTTTCCTCCTATTGATTTTGTTAATCGTTTTTCAATTTCATCAGAGCACCACTCAGCGACAGGTCGGATGTGTTCGATAGCGTCAACGTTACCGACTACTTTCCCATTCCTGACGAGTGGATGTCCGTACTCCAAAAGGTGTGTAAGCTGAGGATCAGTCTTGTTACGGACAACACCAGAGCCTTTATAGTTCTTTGCCTTTTTTCCTCGCTCGTATGTCCATCCCTTTGCATATCTGCCGGAATGTTTTCCACGGGGATTGACAGGTGATGTGGCTTTGAGCTTCTTGACCGCTTCCTTGCCGACCTCGTCAAAGACAGCCTGCATATCTTCATCGACTCCGACTCCGACAGCCATCAGTGACTCGTTAATCGTCTTTGCAAGGCTTCCCATATTGGCAGAACCGTCAAGGACAATGACAACTTCCTCAGAACCGCTACGGCTGTGTCTCTGTGCCATCATCATCACCTCCATCGGGTTCTGGTGTAGGCTCAGGCTCAGGATCAGGAACGTCTTCATCACCTAAGACCTCGAACTCGAACTCGACCTCCCAGCACTGTTCTGTGTCAAGGAACTGCTCGGTCTTTGTCCATCCGATACCGTTCTCATTTAAGAGCGTCTTGATCTCACTTTCGAGAGTGAGGTCTTTTGCCACGGTGTAAAGGTCGATACGGAAGTTCCACTTCTCGCAATAGACCATATTATCGGCTGCAAAGTTATCAGGCTGGTCTGAATGTATAGCCAAAAAGGGGAGAGCCGTTCCCACAGGGGCATGGTCATAGAACGAGTCTATGGAGAGTGTGTCAAGGAGTGCTATCATCTGGACTTGGTTCATCCTTAGTTCCTCCTCGCTCTTCGAGATACAATTCGAGCCTGTCTGAGCCATTCACGGCATAAGTCCTATACACGGAGTAGAGCTTTGTCTTGCTGTCGCTCCAATGTACTTTCACAATAGGCTCATCGTTATACTCAAAGTCATAGATCGTTGCCTTTAAAGAAGGTTGAAGTCCTAACCGACCACCACTGAAAAACTCCGTCTGACTGACGGAGCCTATTTCAGCATAGATGGACTGTGTAGTTCTTTCCTCTTCCACCACCTGATTGAGTGAGTCCTTCTCGGTCACTATGGTTATCAGGTCAACAGGGAATACGTTATTCTTCATCGGGCATCACACTCCTGTACTTGCCGGACAGAGCCATCTTCTCTTTCATGTCGTTATAGATGCGGAAGTATTTCTCATCCGAATACCATCTGTATGCGACATAAGATGTAACAGCACCCGTTTGGAGTTCGTCTGCGTCTGATGTTGTGAAGGACTTGATGTCAGCGGTCTGCGACAAGTCCAGTATGGCTTCTTCGATTAAATCTGTTATCTGATTGTCGATAGCCGTGTTTGTGAATGAGACTCTCAGAGCTGTCTTCACTTTTCCGAGAAATGCCGTAGTTACCGCCATAAATCAACCCTTCTTTCTTGTAGTCTTTGAAGGCTCTTTCTTGACAGCCTTCTCGACCTTTTCTTTTTTCTCTTCGATGAGTTCCATGTACTCAGGTCTGAATGACTTCACCTCTACGATGTCGCCCTTCTTGTGAATACCGTTCTCATCAAAGAACGGAGCTTTGACTTTAATCTTCATGCTTGTTGCCCTCCGAGTATGCTTTATAGAATGATTCGGTGACCGTGATATGACCTATGTGACCACAGGTGACAGTCGGATCAAGAAGTATGTCATAACCACACTCTCTTGCTCTCCAACAAAAGGAGAGGTCTTCTCCGAAACCGTTCATCGGTTCAAACCATGTTCCAAACTTGGCAGCCACATCGAACAGGACATCAGTCTTGACCAGAACACATCCGAACCCGACACCGCCACACTTGACGGTCTCTTCGGGAAGTTTCAAGTCAGTCCACTTCCTGTTAGCCGTATCACACTCATCAAATGCGACAAGGTGATAAGGTGGTGACCTTCTGAAATATGCTCCCGATACCATCGGAGCATTGTGAGCAAGAAGCCTTGTCATAGTGTCAGGCTGGAATATCATGTCGGAGTCAAACCACATAGTCCACTCGGCACCCATCGTGATTGCCTGCTTAGCGAGTTTGTTCCTCGCCTCATATATAAGACTTCCCACTTGGAACATTATTGCGGTCTCATTACCGCCTTTTTGGAGCATGGCGAGCGACTGAGCAAACCCAGCCGCCACCATATCCATGCTCGGCACACAGATCAATATCTTAGACATACGAATCACCTTTTCCCTTTAAGATGAGCAATTAAGCAGAAGCCTTTGTGATCTTGACGAAGGACTTAGGGCCTACGACACCAAGAGCGACATACTCACGACCAACGATCTTAACGAGGTCTTTTTCAGCGAGTGAGAGGTCATCATATTTCAGAGTGATCTCTTCGCCATTCGGGAAGTTAGCCTGAGCACCCTCACCGAAGTCACCAACGATGGCATAAGTGACGCCTGTTGTAGCTGCACTGAAAGCCTCGATAGTGTTGTTGAAGATAACAGGAAGTCCCTCGAAAGGATCAACAGGAACGTTTGCTGCATACTGAACAGCCTTGAAAGCAGACCATGTAGCCTTGTTCATAACGATGACGGGGTTAGCAGCCTGATCGCTGAGCTGACCAAGAGCAGAAGCGATGAGTCCGAGTGTGATCGTGTCAGACTCTACAACAGGAACAGCAACATTGATGGAAGGAGTATTTGTGGAAACTGTGCCACAAGCATCAATCTTAGCGATGAGTGTATCTGCTGCCTTCTTTGCGATCTGATAAGCAACTTCGTCATAGACATATCTAAGAAACTGACCAGCATCCATGTCAACAACCTCATCAGAGATTGTGATCCACTTCTTGATGGAAGCAGGGATGAGTTCTACGATACCGAGAACGAGCTTCTCTTCCGTAGGAGCAGCAGCACCCTCTGTGTGAATGACAGCACCATCAGCGGAAATCTCAAAACCGACTTTTAGGTTTCCTTTGAGGTATGTCTTCTTAACGAGAGCCATGATGCCTTCCTTCTCCCATGCGTTCTTGACGATGTCATAAACGATCTCAGGAACAGGAACAACACCAGTGCCTACGTTCTCTGTGAGAAGAGCACGGCACTCTGTGTCCTTGCCTGTCAGGATGTAGTGCATGAAAGCTGAACGATATTCAGCACTCTTGATTACTTCTGAATTTGTCATTGTTCTTTCCTCCATAATGACTTCTTTGATTTCTTCGACAGCGACCTTATTCTCAGCGATTGCCTGTCTGGTCTCCTGAGCCTCGGCTGCTATCTTTTTGAGCTCGGCTTTTCTTGCTTCGAGCTGGTCGAGTTCACTCTGAATCTCACTCATGCGAGCTTCATCAGCGGAATCAACTTCACTCTGAATCTCTAAGGTGCGAGCCTCGACCTCTTCGATGTTCATTTCTTTGATTTCCATTGTCATTCCTCCATGATTCGTGAAATCTGATTTTTGAGAGCCTCACGCTTCTCTTTTATTTCCTGCTCGTGAAGTCTCTCCGCTTCAAACTTTGCGATCTCTCCGTCACAGAGTTCTTTTGTACGAGCTGAAATGCTTGTCCCTTCATTAGCCGGAAATGAAACCGCACTAACGTCATACAAACGGCCTATCTTCTTGATAGTCCTTGTGAGAACGATGTCACCGTTCTCCTGTTCTTCTTCCTCATAGGAGTCTCCCGTAACAGTGAAGGCAAAAGACATCCTGTCGATGAGTCCCTTGTCGATGGCATCCCATACACCACGGGAAGCCTCAGTGCTTCCGAGGTCAGCCGTGACCTTCAAACCGTGGTCATTGTCTTCAAGTACGAGAGTCTTGTTCCTTGTCCTTGCATAGACCATTCCAGAATGGTCATACTGGAAGATGACATCATCCATGTAGGTCTCATCAAATGCGTGACGGTCAACCTTCTCCATAACGATGTACTTGCCATCACGATAGAGCTCATAAGGCTCATCGAATGTCGTTGCATAACCATCAACTACATAGTTCTTTTCTTCGCCCTGCTCGGCTGTCCTGAGTTCCAAAGAACGGTATTCTCTTTCGGGTTTAATCGGCATCTTGTACCTCCTGTTTGTCTGGATCACTTGTGGGATCCATGTAGTAATATTCGCCACGGGCAACTAAGCGGTCACCACCCTCAATCGGTGCCAACTGCCATATCGCTCTTATCTCGTTAATGGTCATCAGACCACGGTCAGCCATAGCACTGGATATGTTCAGCTTTTCGGAGTTAGTCATGAACTGAATACGGTTAGCGGTCAGATAGAAGCCGTTACCCGTTGACTGTTCCAATGCGCTGAAAAGCATATTTGTAATGACTTCGGAAGCCTGCACCGCAAAAGGCTCAATAGCACCTTCATAGAATGAGGCAGCCTTATCACCCGTCAGCTCGTTCTTGATAGCCTCCGTGGACACACCGAAATACTTCTCAATATTGGAGTCGATGATTGAGAGCTGCTTATCATCAAGGGAAAACGGTGTGTAATTTATCTGTTTCGGTTCTCCGACAAGGTTCGAAAACAAAAGAAGGAAGCCATCTTTGTCTTGTAGATTTGCTTCCTTCACTCTCTGTCGCTCGGCTTTGATGTCTTCATCTTTTGCGAAGTTGTTCATCCTTGCCATGAACTTGTATGTGTTCGAGCCCGTCACGGCTGCCTTTATCGCTTGCCTGTTCAAGTCCAGCGTGGTCAGTGTGGAGTTCAGAGCGACATTGTCATCACCGAAGATGTCATTCTTGTATTGATGTTTGGTGATGACACCGCACCTGTCGAGCTCGATGGCAGCAGCCTGATTTCCATAGAACTTGTATCTGAGATACTCAGTGCCCTTGTAGGTGACAACATCACAAAGGGAGGGCAGGACAGGGAAGAGACCTGCTATCTGATCCATGTCATCAAGGATGGGGATGATGATGGCATTGTTCTGCATCTCGTAGATGGTGCGAGTCCGATACCAGAACTGATACCAAGTCTGATACGGGTTCGGTCTGATTTTCAGCTTCGTTCTCATCTTGCCCTTAGCAGTGCCGGACATCTCTATCTGTAATTTGCCCGTGTTCCTTGCAAGAGTATCAATGGCACTCCGCACCTGATCGAACTCATAGAGCTCACCCTTCCATGTCTTGAAGACCGCACTATATGCCGTTAAAGGCTCCCATCGTTCTGTGCCGATGGGATAGCGATACTTCTTAGGGAATAACTTCTCAAAAAGTCCCATTCTCCACTTCCTCACTCATTTCTTAGTTGCCGACCATAGTCACCGGCCCATTTATCCTTGACGATCAGCGCATCCAATAACGCTGCCGTACCGTCTATATGGCTATAACCATTCAGCTTCACGATCTTGACTCGCTTAGTCATGCGGTCACGTTGTAAAGCCGTGTCAAGAAGATGCACTCGTAAAAGCGCATTGTCTCCAATCTTGATCCTTTTCTCTTTGAGTTCTCCTTCCAACTTATTGATGGCAGGAGTCATGTTCCAACCCTGATAGACGTCATCCATCAGGAAACCGCCTTCGTTCTTCATCTGCTGAACGAGATACTGTGACGAGTATCTGTCATAGCCGACCACGAGGGGCATTATCTTGTAGTTCTGCACGAGTCCGGCAAACCACTGGAAGACGTCATTGTAATCAACAAAGCCCTCACCGCTGACCGACATGAAACCACGCTCGATCATTTCCTTGTATGGGATGTCATCCCGTGCTATTGCCTCTTCCAATTTCTCGGAGGGAAGCCAGAAGTGAGAGATAACATACTCCACTTCGTTCTTCTCGATTACCACACAGGCAGAAGTCAAGTCCGTAGTCTGGGACAGGTCGATGCCTCCGACAGCGTAACACTCTCGGAAGTCTTCGGGCCTTATCGGTTCGCATACGGCATCGTTGACTATCCTTGTGGCGAGCCATGCCTGTTCGGAGGATTGCTTTACGCAGCAATACTTTGTCATGAACTCAGCCTTCTTGGAGAGCGAGCCTTCCGCAACGGCTATCTCTTCGAGCATATAGTCCGTTGAAACGGACACATCGAGATTCGGGTTCGACTTTTTCAGCTCGTTGATGTCATTCCACTTTTCCTCGTCGTCTATCGTGTAGAAGACGGGGAGAAGTCTCTTCTCTTTGGAGTCGCCAAGAAGGAAACGAGTCCCTCTCTTGAATAACTCATCGTATATGCCTTCATTGACATATCCCGATGTTGTGCAGGACAGGATCATCGGCTGACGTCTTGCACCCAGAGCTGACTTCATTACCTCATATTGTTTTTTGCCTGCGTCACCAACCCACGATGCAATCTCATCACAGACTACGAGGTGAGGGTTAAAACCATCAGACTTCTTTGCATTGAAGGCTATCTTCTTGATAACCGTGTTTGTATCTTCAATGTAGTAGTCTGACTTCCTCTTCTTGATCCTTATCCGTGCTGCCTCTTCCTGTTGACACATCTGCCAGAAGCAGGAGTAGATGATCTCAGCCTGTTCAAGTTTGGGAGCGAGGCAATAGACCTCGGCACCGTACTCCTCATCACGGTATGACATATACTCGGCTATGGCAGCAGCAAAAAGTGACTTGCCGTTCTTCCTTGCCACGATGAGAACAACTTCTCTGAATTGCCTGTTGCCGTTTGCATCGATTATCCCGAACATGACAGAGACAAGTGCCTTCTGCCATAGTTCCAACTTCAAGAGGTCATTTCTTCCTTTTGAGTGATGGCAATACCTCTCGATAAATCGAATGGCTCTGTTTGCTTTTTCCGGCGCAAAATAAAAGGACTTGTCTCCAAGTCCCTTCACTATGTATGTATAAAGCAACAATATCCATTTACTGACAGGTATCGAGCCATTCTTGATAGCCTGATAGTATTGCCTGATGTAGTCAGGCATTGAGTTAGTCATCTAAGTCAAAATCAGCCTTCTGAACCTGTGCCGGAAGCAGCTCATCCAACTTTTTTATGATAGCAAGATAGTTCTTGTCCCTGATTGCAAAGATTTTCGACTCTGGTCTCTCTCTCGGAAACTCAACACCGTCGTTTGCCTGTTTGAACATCTCAGTATTGCCATTCACCTTGATGTCTTCCCACAGATCATCAAGCGAAACTCTCAATCGTGCAGCCTGCCAGAGCAAACCTTCGACCAATGCTCTCTTGTTCGGAGGTATCTTCTGATAGAGCTGACTCAGTCTGTCATATTCTTTTTGTTCTCGACTGATGTCGGATGTTTTCTTCTTATTTGCCATGATTCGCACCTTTTCCCTTAATTGCGCAACCCCTGTCCTGTTGGTCTTTCAGAGCGTCAGATCGAGG